GCTCATCTCGCGAATGTGCGAGCAACAAATGCAGAAACCCAAGCTAAATTTGGCGCAACAGCGGCAGCAACTCGATACGCACAAGCACAGGCAGCAGTAACTGCTGCTACAAATGCACAAACAGCAGCTCAAATTAAGCTAAATACTGCAACTTCAATTGCAGGGAGACTAGCTAAAGGGGCGTTTGGATTAATTGGTGGGTGGGCTGGAGTTGCAACATTAGGAGTAATGGGATTAGCGGCAGCCTATTCTTATTTTAATAATAAGGCAGAGGAGGCAAAGCAAAAGCTTGCTGAACAAGCTAAAGTTGCTGAGAAAGCTGATGAGGAGTTAAAAAAATTAACTGGCAATGATAAGGCTAAAGCAGTTAATGATTTAACTACTGCTTTTAATGCACAAAATAAAGCATTAGAGAAATCATCGCGTGCTGTAGGGTCTGCATTAATTGATATCGAGAACTATGCACGAGGAAATAGGGAGGTTGAAAAAATTTCCCAAGAAGCGAGAACTGGAACTATCAGCTATACAGAAGCCATTGAACGTCTAAATAAAATTAAGTTGCCTACAGATCTATATGAAAATCTGAAAAAACAGGCTGCGCAGTATGATGACAATGCATCTAAAGCAAGTTTATCAGCTGAGAAACTTAAATTATTAAGAGTTGAAGTGAAACTTGGAGGTAATGAAGCACAAAATGCGGCAATTCAGCATCAAAAACAAGCGGATGCTTTAGGAAATACTGCTACTGAAGCAGAAAAGGCAACTAAGGCTTTGCAAGATTATCAAGCCAAGCAAAAAGATAGCGTTATTGATTCAATCTATAAATCAGGTTGGCTTGATAAAGGTTACACTGTTGCTCAAGCTAATGCCATTTTAGAACTGCAAAAAGCTAAAGGAATGAGTGCAATTTTGTCTAAAGATGAAATTGATAGCGCACTTAGAAATCTCAAGATCATCGAAGAACAACAGGAGCGAGAAGATAAATTAACTGAAGCTAAAAGAAAGCAGACGCAGGAAATTGAAAAACAAGCAAAACTTACTAAACGCTTGGTCGGTATTTCCGGTCAATCCGGTATTGGTACTGGTCCACATCTTGACGTCCGATATGGTGGCTCATTGTCAGGTCAGAAAGTTTCTAATGAACATCTGGCTCGATTACAGGCGGGAGGAAAACCTTTAACTTCCTACAAGATCAGTTCTAATTATGGTCCACGAAAAGCCCCAACTAAAGGGGCTTCTTCATTTCATAAAGGTATTGATTTTTCAATGCCTGAAGGAACACCAATCACGACCAATGTTGCTGTGAAAGATATCAAGACATGGTATGACAGCAAGGGAGGTGGTTATGTCAGTGAAGTGATCTTTGAGGATGGAGTGTCTCTTAAGCTTCTACATCAATCTCCCAAGATGCAGAGCAAGGTGAAAGGTGGTGCAAGTAAAGGAAGTGATAAAGCAGCTGGTGATATTCAATCTCAACTTGAACGTCAACAGGATTTGCAACGGTCACTTGAAAATGAGGTGGCTAGTGAAGTCGGACGGATTAACAATAATAGAAAGGCAAGACTGGAGGATGTTGATAAAGCAAACTTTAGCCCGGAACGTACTGCAGAAATAAAGGCGGAAATAAATCGTCGTGCAGATAATGATATTGCTATAGCCAAACAAGCCCTTAGAACGAAATTGGAAGACTATAAGGAGTTCCAGAAAACCGAGGAACAGTTACTAGAAGAGTCCTTTAACCGTAAAAAGTTCAATGCAGCTCATGACCTTGAATTAAGTAAGTTTGAGCAGAAGCAAGCTGTTGAATTGCTGGAACAGCAAAAACAGCAAGAGTTAGGGTTATTAAAACTAGCTCAGGAACAGCGGTTGTTTCAAGCCCGTTTATCTCTGCTTTCTGAAACGCAAGCCATGCAGGAACGTTACAGACTCGAACGGGAGGAAATTCTTAAGAATACCAAGCTTTCTATAGAAGAGCGGCAAAAGCTAATCGCATTATCTAAAGCCAATCAGGATAAAGAGACACGCGATAAAGTGAATAATGCTGTTCAAAACTGGGGTGGTATCCAAGCGGATATGAATGGTACCGGAGAATTTTTCAGACAGGATCAGGAACGATTTAGCCGTTTAAATGCTGCAAATGATTTAGCAGATAGTCAATTTGCTGCTACTGATCTTGATGAAAAAAATGGTTTAGATGTTCTAAATGCACACATGGAAGCAGGACTCATCAAGCAACAGGACTTCGAAAACCGGAAAACAGCTATCATTCAAGCTGCTCAGGACCAACGCAATCAGATCGCTGCCGAATATGCTCAGAATGCTCAGGATATTGAAGATAAGTATCACCAAGATCGATTGAATGCTCAAATTGCTCTTGGTGGCCAAATGATGGGTTCACTCACATCGATGTTTGGTTCAATGTTTGGCGAGCAATCAAAAGCATACAAGATCATGTTTGCTGCTGATAAAGCTTATGCCATTGCAGCTGCAGGTATTTCTATTCAGCAAAGTATTGCAAAGGCGGCTAGTGTTGGTTTTCCAGCAAATATCCCATTAATTGCAAGTGCTATTGCACAAGGTGCAAGCATCATTGCAAACATCCGGGCAATTAAAGATCAAGGCTTTGCTGACGGTGGTTACACTGGATCAGGTGGGAAATATCAGCCTGCTGGTATTGTCCATAAAGGAGAGGTGGTCTGGTCCCAAGAAGATATTAAACGCTGGGGCGGTGTTGGCTTAGTCGAGAAAATGCGTAAGAGTGCAAACCCTGAAGCTTTTCTCAATAACAATGCCTTGGCAGATAGTGTCATGCGCCGTGCAATGATGAGCTCTAGTGCCTTTATAGAAAGCCAAAAGCAGGCTGACATCTTTAATCAACCGGTTCAAGATACTCAGATTATCTATAAGGGTAATAGAGACACACCTAAATTAGCTTCTTCTGGAAATTTAGACTTATTCCATGATGGCAAGGTCTACTTCTCATCCAATGGTTTAGTTCAGGATCGTTCAAATCTGGATGATGTTCAGGACTTTACTTTAGGAAGTACTTCACGCCCTCAAGCTGAGATGATGCCTTCAATTGAGCCAGCTTCACCGACAATCAATTTCAAAATTGAAGTGATTAATCAGGTGAGTGGGGCGACAGTTGAAGCCGAACAACTGGACGAGAAAACTGTCCGGATCATTGTTACAGATGAACTGGATAAGCAGCTTCCAAGAAAGGTACCGAAACTTGTAAGTGACCAAATCGCAAATCCAAACTCAACCATTAGTCGGTCTTTGACTGAGAATACGACAGCAAGACGGAATCGTTAATTTAAAAGCTACCTTTAGAGGTAGCTTTTTTAAATAAATTAGGACAAAATTTCAAAAAATTGGTGAATATTCTTATGCTTCCTCCAGTTCCTAAAACTAAGTCATCAGAAGTAACCGATATTATTAACTCTGCTGTTCTTACTGGATCGATAAGTGAATTTCAGTATTTTAGATGCAAACGGTTGCTTAATGATATTAAAGAAACTGAGCCACTAGATTGGTTTTTATTAAGCAACAGTATTATTGAAATGTATTTTGATAATCCTATTCTTGCGCATCAATACGCTCGAGAAGTACTGAAAATTAGCAATAGTGTATCAATTTTATCGAATCTTTATTTTGTTTTTCTTAGCTCAGTAGATTTTTCTAGTGCTAATGAAAATATTGATAAAATTATAAGTTTGTGTAGTAAACAAAATTTACCCTTAGAAAGTTTTATTCCTATTGACTTCAAACCTATAACTTATTTTCTAGATGGAATTTTAAATGATGATTTAAATTATTATAAAAGATTTAAAAAGGAAGACTTTAATGAATTTATTCAGTTTTTTGAAATTAAAAATAAACTAGAAATTGATTCTAGAGTCTTGAAACATATCGGTTCAATTCTTTTTAAATGTTTTAACTCAAGGAATGTTCGGTGTCGAAAATATGAATATAGTTTTATTGATGATGAATTTTTAATATTGCTTTATGTCGATAGAAGTTTTGATGAGATTGACGCTATGAATTCAGAAATATTTAGTAAATGCTATGATGAGGGTTTAATTGATGAACTGAATAAACTTTCATATTTTATTATTCCTTATGAAGTGGGCGTGGATTGAAAAATGGCTACTACAGATACACTAAATTACTGTTATGAGCTGTTAGGTAATTCTACAAAATATGATGAATGTCACAAAAGGAATATTATAGGGCGTGCTTATTACCATGCTTTTTATGAAGTCCGACATCATTTAGAACAACGACTATTATGGCCAGTAACAAAGACAAAATGTGGAGCTCATGAAAAAGTCTATAGCAGACTTAGTGGGTACCCTGCGGGTTCAACGTCTGAAATGATTCAGAAAAGAGCTGCGGAAATCAAAAATCGAATACAAAAATTAAAGAGGTTTAGAACAACAGCTGACTATCATCTTCATCTAACGATTTCAAATCAATTAATAAACTATATTTTACATGAATCTAGTCAGATATCTGAAGAAATATCAAGACTTTAGTTGTTAAAGATACTTTTATACCGACCCATTATGAGGTCGGTTTTTTATTACCTGAAGGAAAGTTATGTACAAGTTAAAGCTAAATCCTCAGACCAGCGGCTATGGCGTAACACCGGGTGATGATGTGAAACGTCAGCAGATGGATGGCGGTCGTGGTCGCTATTACATCGATGTGAAACGTAACAGCCACATTGTTGATGTGAACTGGAACTTAAGTAAAACCGATTTCAATAAAATGATGGCTTTCTGGCGGGTCTACCAGAACAAACCAGCCTCATTTTATGCGGATTTGGTGATTGATCAGGGAACACGTCAGCAATATCTATGCAATTTCATTCCAAACTCGTTCAAGACCAATGAAGTCAACGGCAACTTATATCGTGTGAACGCGCAGCTCGAAGTTGTTCAAAACCAGCCTAACCTGAATGCCGATATAGCATTAATTAAAGATTGGGAGGTCTAATGGATAACGAATATGCCAAGTTCTTTTTCAATCGGAAAGTTGATGTCTATCAACTGGAGTGTATTGAGCTATCACATCCTTCTTTTATGAATACTTATCGGGTAGTCCGTAATGATGACCGAGGTGTCTATGTACAACATAAGGAAGGATCCGGTCAGGTCTATTATGAGTTCTTGCCAGTCTCTATACAAAGATCCGGAATGCTTGGTGATCTGGACCAGACATTAACCGTTTCTATCTCTGGTCTAGGTGATGTGATGCCTGATGAGTTTGAACGGGTAATCGAAGGGCAATATCCAGATGTAAAGCCAACCGTAAATTACCGGATTTACAGTTCAGACAATCTGAACTCTCCAATGTTTTATTTACTTGGACTGCAACTCTCAAGTGTCGCCATGAACCATAAAGCTGTGACGTTCAAAGCTGAATCTCCACGATTAAATACCGCTAAAACTGGAGATATCTTTGCACTAGACCGCTTTACTGGTCTCAAGGGGGCTATATGAAAAGTCATGATCATTTGCTTGATAGACAATATGACGAGGAAAACTACAACTGTGTTCATTTTGCTCATGAAGCTGCATTGGATCTATATGGAATAGACCGGGTGGAAGCACTTGAATTTTTTATGAAGCCTATTAAAGAAAAGGTATTTCTACCATCAAGGTTAAAACTTTTAAATCCACTGCCCATGCCCAAGGAAGGCTGCATAGTCGCCTTTCACTCGAGATACCGAAACAAGCCCCCACATGTGGGGCTTTTTCGTTTGGGGCGTATTTTGCATTTGCAGGAATCAGGCGTTTCATGGATGCCAATTCAAGTCGTTCAAGCATTTGGATTTAATCGTGTGAGTTTCTATGATTAAGATTATTTATAAACAAGACCCTTTATCCGAAGACAAAACAATTGAACACGCCGAAACTTTGGGTCAATGGCTTACTTCAAAATATGATTATATGCCTGAACATGTCCGTATTTTCCATACAACAAGTAATATGGATCATGCCGAAATTTCATTTGCGAATGAAGTCACACCGAAGAATGCATATGAATTAAAGCAGCTCGATTTCTTGCCAGGCACTTTCATTGT